AGTACATCAGCTTGCCGTAGGCTTTCAATGCCATCATCAAGATCTAAGCGCGGAGCATCCCATACAAGTGGCTTGTCAGATTGACTTAAGTCACGTGCAACAATGCAATGAATTTTAGAACCACGACGCAAGAGGCCAGTAGATTCAAGGTCAAATAGAAGTGCTGTTGTTGTTTTCATTGATTTGTTCGTCATATTGTGAAGCATCGAAACTGCTTGATTCTGTCGGGCTATGCGTGTAGAGATCTTTGTCTTGGAATTGTTGTTCCCTGTCATCGAATCTAGGAGCTTGATTGTTGTTTTCAAAGCGTTCGTCTGCATCGTCAAATAGTGGTTCAATGGATATAAAAAGTTCTCGTGCTAATCGTGCTGCACGTCTAAATTCGTCCTTGTAATAAGGCTCCCATTCGTGAGCTAGGACGATAATTTTGCGAATGCCCATCAGATAAAGCTGAAAGACGGACGCAGAGAATGGGTATCGTGTGGAGTAAATAACTGCACCAGTGATAGGTGTGCCACGTTTACAGGCAGTGGCAATAGCATATGTAATGCAATCCAGCTCTACTTTGCAGTCAGCCAGAATACTTCTACCATCACCGCAAATCTCTCGATCACGGATAATTACACATCCACCAGGAGCAATAGGATGAGTACTGCCAGTAGATACTTGCTTGGCAAGGTCCATAAAGTATTTATCCTTGTTTTTGATAAAGGTTGGGTCTGACTTTGGTGCAGGCATATCTCACATATTGAGTCGGTTGTTTCTATATTAGATAAGCGAGCTATTAAACGAGACATATGGATTACGAGAAGTTCAAAAATGAGTATAAAACATTTGAACTGTATAACAGATGGAAGAAGTATGAGTTTGAAGAAGATGATTTTGAATCAATTGACCCTGAAGGTATTCAAGGATTGAATGAAATTCTTGCACGTCGTAAGGATGTCATTGATATCAACAGGAACTGGTATGGTCCAAAAGATATGGTCAACAGTCCTGCTCACTACACCAGAGGCAGTCAAGAAGTCATTGACATTATTGAGCAAGCCATCAGTGATGCACCCAGTACTGCAGAAGGATACTTACAGGGGCAAGCATTGAAGTATCTCCTTCGTGTATGGCTTAAGGACAACCCTAAGCAAGACTGTGAGAAGGCCGTCTGGTATTTAAATCGACTGATTAATAAACTCGACTAACAAATGGCCGGCGTTAGCCGGCTAACATCGCTGAAAGTAAAGGTTACCGTCTGCATGTGAGAGAGATTCAAACTCTTGAATATGGGGGCGGATTTTTTCTAGCAATGTTTTAGTGTCTATAGAGGCGTGTTTGAAAGTACAGGCGTAGCCTTGAGAGAATGGAATGTGCTGATGAATTGGTATGTACCACATTAATGGAATAAGGCAGTCCCAAGGCTCAAGATCCTGTGATGCCCAACAATTAAGTTCTTCAAGCCGAGCAGCCGTCTTAATAATATGAGCTTCATGTGCTTCAGATTCAGGTATAAATAGTTCATTAAATGGAGAAACGATAGCATGCCTCCACATTATGGTTCCATCTCTATGTATTAAACGACAGGGATGAACTTGGTTACCAGAAGGTAAGTTATAAAGAGACGCTGGTGAAAGATGCTTAACCATCAAACGTTACCTTTACGCTCTTCGTAGTATTCAAGATCTCTTTGCCAAGAATCACCAGTAAACTCATTTAATACTACTCTTCCGATGTCTCGGAAAGTATTATAAAAAAGTGAAACCTTATCCACTGATGTGATCATTACATCGACAGGAGGTCCGTAAACAATCAAGTTCCAGGTTGATGGACATACTGGCTCAAATCCTTTTGCTGTAGCTCGTAGCTGCTTGACACGTTTAAATGGAATGCAGAAGGGATAGTCAAGCAGTGCAGGAGCACCTCGTAATATTTCAGATGCGTTAGTAAAGAACACAAAGCTATTAATGTGATGATTGCGGTACTCATTAATAGTTTTGTTTAGCCATATCCTCGTAGTCCGTACTGCACCTTTAGGAGCTACAAAGACGTTCCCATGCCAATGTTCTTGCAATGGATTAGCTTCGACAGATGGAACTGACGTAGCGTCAACAAGCACTTGCTGTACAGGATCAGAAGTAGGATCAAAGTCAATTGATCCCATCACTGATCGTGCACGCTCAATAATTTGAGGTGTTGGGTATAGCGGCAGTTTTAATCCAGAAGCTTTTAGCTTATCCGCTAAATTCTGCTGTGATCGCTCGGAGGCTTTCTTGGCCCCCTCCTGCTTCGAGACTAAATGTTCTTGTTCCAGCATCACTGATCAATGTAATTAATACGTTCATAGACCAGTCATTCTCATCAATTTCTTCAATCAGTGAACGAAGAAACTCCACTATCTCTGTATCCTCTTCGCGTTCAGCAGAGACTAAATCAGATTCAACATCATGCCCAGACATATATGTTGTGGAGTCGTTAACTAGATTAATTACTAAGGAGCCTGCGCCATTGGCTTCAACTCCATTCATTGCGACGTTAATTAAGTCTGTAAGAATAAGCTCAGCAGTAGCAGCCAAAAACTTTTGTTCATTGGTTTTTTCTTCGCCGAATTTATCGGATTGAAGAAGTTGCTGAAGTAAATCTGTACGTCTAGACATAATTGAATGACTCTTTGTTTAGGATAAGTAATTTAAAATTCTTCTGTGGGGTTTTCATCGTTTTCCTCGTTATCAGTTGGAGCACGAAACAAACCAGGATTAGAAGGTTCTGTTTGAGAGATATGTTTGCCAGCTAAAATATCAGTCATGACAGCTTCAAACCTATCTACATACTGCGTGTTGGGATCTAGCAAGAGTGCTGCCCTAGCTTCGATTTCAGCAGTATCATCGTTCTTCTGCTCTTCTTTAATTGCTTCTTCAATAACATACTCTTGCACTTGCTGACGCAACGTATGCAATTCACAAGCTAGTTCAAAGGAATCAACGTAACTGTCTTGATCTACAAATACTCCAACGTGTTGAGGAATTAGATGGAAAGGATTGCAGCAATACTTTTCACCACAGGTAGTCTTTACACCAGTAAAACCTAAGTCTCCCCATGTGAACCACATAGCTACACGTTGTGGGTGATGTTGAGTTGAGGTAGAGATACCAGGCCTGCGCCATGCAAACTGAGGCTGCTTAGTTCTAGGATTTACTACTCCGTTCCACATCCAGCATTCGTCCGGTTGACCAATATCAACTTGTGACCAAAACTTGAGTGCTTTATTTCTGTATTTTTTCATCAAGCGATCAATATCAAATGACAACATGCCTTCCCTTGCTGAGCTTACGCATCGCACACAGGCTTGATGACTGTCATAGCGCATTGAGTGAGAACTAAATCGTCCAAGAGAGTGACCACTGTAGATACACAGTTCGCCTTCTTCAGCAGTATTGGACATTTGCAAATGGCGTCTACCGTATGCATGTCCTCCTCTTCGTTTATTAGGTTGAGCTTCAGCCATTTAGTTCTCTGATTTGGTGGTAGCAAACGTGCCGCCCAATGCAGGGTATTGATCTTCTTCAGGCAATGCTGTTAGCTGATGATTGATCATGTATTCATAACGTGTGCTATTTTCATACTTTATACGAACTAGTTTAGTGTTGGGGGTGTAATACTCAGGCGTACCAACTACAAGCGCTGTCATGTCATTGGAAGACACGCGAACCCGCAATCCAATTTGGATATCTGATGATTTCATTTTAAAAAAATATTTAGTGTTTAGAAGTCGTTGAGAATATGGTCGTCAGTCAATGGATCGTCACTAGGACGAATCCATAGTCGAACTGATTTGACCTTATTCGTAACTGGATCTTTGCGTGAAGTGTTTAATCGTCTCCAGCCAAGTGTTTGTAAAACATCAGCTACTCGACGAGCTTCACGTCGTCCTTGCTGTCTGGGGTCAAGGTCAAGTGCTTTGGTAAGAACCTCAGCAGCTGAAACCTCTTCTTTCAGACTGACGTAATGACTAATCTTTTCCATCCAAGGATCTGGATCGCCAAATTCTTGGATGTACTCAGCGATCTGAGCGATCTCACCGCTATTGAATTCATATGAATTGCCTTCACGATAAGCTTGAACAGCTGATGCCCATAGGGAATCACGCTCTTCACTAATCTGCTTCCAAGGAATTAAGAAGCCGCTGCCGATCTCAAGAGGTACAAAGCGGCGATTGCCTGTACTATCAACAAGAAACTGGTTACGATTAGTCGTGCCAATCATAACAAAGCGACGAAGTAGTCGCTCAGGAAGACTAGCATATGGTCTTCTTACTTCATCACAACGTGTTGTAATTAAGTTCTTGAAGTTCTCAATGTTGCGTGATTGGAAGAAGTGGTCAATCTCAGGGAGCTCTAGCAACCAAGCAACGTGCAACCTGTATTGCTCTTTCATTAAGGTCTCTAATGGAGTAGAGACTTCAGCAAAGAGCTTCTCAGGGACAAGACTACGGCTAAACATTGACTTACCTACACCCTGGGCACCAACTAGGATTGGGAGCCAGGACATAGAACAGCCAGGGTTGTAAGCACGAGCTACTGCACCAATCATCATGCGTTGCATAGCAAGAGTTGATAGCTGATTTTTGTTGCCTAAGAACACTTCACCAATACGATCCCAATCTTTATGTGGGATAGCGTGAGCTGAGCAAGAATCTAAGTAACGTCTAATAGGGCAGTACCTGTTCTTGCCAGCTGCGTATTGGATAGCAGCTTTTATACGCGCTTCAGGGATGAAGACACCGTGCTCGCATGCAAGCTTGGTAGTCATCAAGTCAAGGTCATTGCCTTCTAGCTCAATGGTTTTACCATTAGCGTCGTCATATTCAATTGCACCTGTAAGTTCGTTCTTACGAAGGTTAGTCAAAATTTCTTTGACCTTTGTTACATCGTCCTCGCGCTCTTTAGCAGCATCACTGCCTGAGCGTTTGGGTCTACCTTTTGTTCTTTTAGCTTGAGAAGCATCAGGTATGGGCTCGAATTCAGGATCCAATTTCACCTCCAGGTTATCAATTACATCATCAAAGTTTGGTAGCGCATCAAATTCTATGTAGCCTACCGCCGATCCAACAGCACCAAAGCGTAACTCTGGCGGTAATTGTGATGACCAACTACTGCTTTGTCTTTTCGCTAGTGAGTATAACTTAGCAGGTCCACTATGATTACCGAGACCACGCCATTTGAATGGTTGAATATTCTCACGTTTCTCGCCGTGATGTCCACGCAATACCCAGTCAACCCAGTCATCAAAGACAGGTTGACCAATAGCTGCACATGCAGCCATAACAGGTACATAGCGAGTTTCATACTCGCCATCTTCTGATGGTACTAAGAAGTTCCTTAGTAACCACTGACAACGCTTGATGTCTGCATTGGTTACGTCGGAAGCAATAAAGTCTGTTGGATCATCGTAATCAATGTCAGTTAGAAGAAACTCAGGGACTAAGGCATCTGCATTGGTAAGCCATTCAGACTTGGTGTTTCCATACCAAAGCCGCTCAGGCTTCTGTCCGCAGTTATCTTTAATTGTCTCAATGCCAAGGTCAGCAAAAAGGCGGTTGACTACAAGCCAGTAAGCACCACGATGCTGCGATGTTGTCTTGAGTTCTAGCTCAAGGGGAAACAAAGCACGGAACCTGTGCTCTGATTCGGTATGACTAGCAGTGGTATAAGTAGCAACACACCAGTTACGGGCAGTATCTGTATTCCAAAATGCATCGAGGGTAGTGTCGCCATCGATATCTACAACAACTAAGTTGCTGCCTGATGCATTATCAACACGTCTGTGCCTGCCAACAAAATGAGTGGCGCACCAGCCATAGCCAGCTTCCACCCATCCTCGTAGCCATGTGAGACTTTCTTCAATGTTTAACCAGCCCTGAGCTGGTTGCTTTTCTTTGTTGCGGCAGTCTTTATGAACTGCAATCCGCAGCTTCATTATTGTCATCCTCTGGATATAGTTCGTGGAACATTTTTGCTCTTTTTAAAAAGCGTGATTCATAGAGTTCAAGCTGGTCTCCATCAATGAAGATCGCTTGAGTTGTCTCTTCAGTGGCTACCAGAATCAGTGCCACGTCACATAGAAACCCGACACGCTCGTTCAATGCGTATCGGTATGCAGCCATCTGCTGCGCACACTTTTGAAACTTTCTCCATCCGCCATACCCGACACGATCACCTCTGTCTGGTGAAAAGGCGGAGTATGGGCCATTGCTGGTTTTGAAGTCAGCAATTACTTTTACACCACCAATCTCTCCAATGAGATCAGGGCATCCTGCAAACATATGCTCTGTACTCCAGACATATGCAACTTCTTTATCATCACTACGCAAGTCATACCAATCTTGCCGAAGCGGACGCTCCGACCAATGAATTGTATCAAACCAATCTAAGTATTGGGATAATCCATTCCAAAATGGTTGAT